CGACAAAACACTTCAAGGATTTAAAACAAAAAATAAATTAAAAGACTTTAAGTATGAAGGTAATACTACTGACACTCTTTTTGGTCAGTCTCTTTTCCCTTCTACTGGTAAAAGTATCATGGTCTACGAAGGCGAACTTGATGCACTATCGGGCTGGGAGGCTTACCCAAACTGGGCGCATGTCTCACTTCCTCATGGAGCTGGGTCAGCTAAAAAAGACATACAAAAACAACTACAGCTTTTTCAAGGTTATAAAGAAATTATCCTTTTCTTCGACAAGGACGAGCCGGGTAAGTTGGCGACGGAAGCAGTGGCTGCGCTCCTACCGTCTGGGAAAGTTAAGATTGCTCATTTGCCAGATCCGTACAAAGATGCTTCTGACGCATTGCAAAATAATGATGCTGAGGCAATTAGGAAAGCTATCTGGAATGCTTCGCCGTATCAACCCGATGGGATAGTAGATGGTAAATCACTATTAGAGTTAGTCACAAATCCAAGTCCACCATGTGACTTTGAGTACCCTTTTGCAGGACTGCAACAGATGACTCATGGAATCAGATACGGAGAACTAACTGTTATTTCAGCAGGCACAGGTCAAGGTAAATCAACTCTTACTCGTCAACTCTGCGTACACCTATTAGAGCAAGGAGAGAAGGTTGGATACATAGCACTTGAAGAATCTAATAGAAGAACAGCTTTAGGATTAATGTCTGTAGCTACTGGTAAAGCATTACATCTTGGAGAACACTCCAAAGACACATTACAAGAAGCATATGACTACACGCTTAAAGACTGGAATCTCTACCTTTATGACCACTTCGGCAGTGCTGACCCTGATATTATTTACAGTCGCATTGAATTTATGGCACTTGCCCTCGAGACAAAAACCATCTTCTTAGATCATTTGAGTATTCTTATCTCTGGTTTAGATGGAGATGAACGTAAAATGATTGACACCACTATGACTAAGCTTAGAAGTTTAGTTGAAAGAACAGGAATAAAACTATTCTTGGTATCACATTTACGTCGTACCCAGACAGACAAGAATCATGAAGAAGGTGCACGTGTAACTCTTGGACAACTGAGAGGATCGGCTGCCATAAGTCAACTTGCAGATGAAGTTATCGGACTTGAAAGAAACCAACAAAAAACTGACGATCAAGACACAACAGTACTTCGTTTACTGAAGAACAGATACTCAGGCGAAGTAGGTGTTGCAAGTCAATTGAAATACAACAAAAACACTTGTAAATACGATGAAATTACGGAGCCAGTTTTCAGTCCCAGCACAGACTTCTGAACTGAAAAAACCAAACCCACCCACTAAACAAGCAAAGAAAAAAGCAAAGTTTGTGGATAAAACATACACAGCAAAAAAGTAATGCTGGTATTTGACATAGAAACAAACGGACTACTATATGACGTTTCTAAGATACATTGCATCTCCACTTTCGATACCAAAGAAGAGAAAGCATACGTATATAACGATCAAGATGACGAGACACCCAGTATCAGGGACGGTATCAATCAAATTATGGAAGCTGATACTCTCGCTGGGCACAATATTGTTGGCTTTGACTTACCTGTTATTAGGAAGCTTAGCGACAGCTTTAATACTAGTGCTGAGTGCTATGACACTCTTATCTTATCTCGTTTATATCATCCAAACTTAATGGAAATAGACAAGAAAAGAAAGTGGAGACATATGCCAATGCAATTATATGGACGCCATTCACTTGAAGCTTACGGCTACAGATTAGGAGAATACAAAGGAGACTTTGGTAAAACTTCTGACTGGCAAGAGTGGAGTCAAGAGATGCAGGACTATATGGTCCAAGACGTTAAAGTTACAACCAAATTATGCGAACACTTCCGCCCTTATCTGACTCGTGTCGGTTAGAGCACCGAGTCGCAGAGATATTAACAGAACAAGAAATACATGGATGGACATTTAACCAACAGAAAAGTCAGCAACTTGAGTCACATCTCAGAAGAGAGATGGAAGAACTTACTGAAATACTTCGGAGACAATTCCCTCTCATTGGAGGAGCGTTGTTCACTCCTAAACGAGATAACTCTACACAAGGCTACATCGCCGGAGCAGAGTTCCAAAGATTAAAAGAATTTAACCCCACTTCACGAGACCACATAGCATGGATTCTGACGACTCATTTCAAAGTCAAATTGAGCAAGACCACCACGACTGGGAAACCAATTATCGACGAGATTACATTGATGGAGATAGATATTCCCTTCTCGAAACAATGTGCGAAATGTTTGACGATAAAGAAGAAGCTTGGAATGATATCCGAAGGCGTGAACGCATGGAACAAGCTTGTTACGACTGAAGGTCGAATACATCATCATTGCTCAGTTTCTACTAACACATTTAGATGTGCTCATAGGAAACCGAACTTAGCACAAGTTCCAGCAGACAAAGAATTTAGAGAACTATTTACAGCAAGTTCTGGAAAAGTAATGGTAGGTGCTGACCTATCTGGGATAGAGCTACGAATGTTAGCTCATTACTTAGGACGGTATGACGGAGGTCGATACGCGGACATACTACTTAACGATGATATACATCAAGTTAACGCTGACAAAATAGGAATCACCCGCCGACAAGTAAAAAGTGTAACTTATTGCTTTCTTTACGGCGGCGGAAACCAGAAAATAGGTATGACATATGATAACACTTTACAACCCAAGGAAGCAAGTAAAAAAGGATCCGAGATCCGAAAGGCTTTCGTTGCTGCTATCGAAGGACTCTCCGACTTATTGGCAGCGGTTGCAGATAAGGCTACTAAGGGTTACCTCGTGGCATGTGACGGACGACGAGTGCTGGTCGATAGCCCGCACAAAGCATTAAATTACCTTCTTCAGTGCTCGGCAGGAATAGTAGCGAAGAGATGGATGGTTATTGCAAACGAATCAATAAAAAATCAATTTTCACAAGCATCACAACTAGCGTTTGTCCATGACGAGTTGCAGTACGAATGCTTACCACACGATATAAATGGAATTAAACACACCCTTGAAAGATCAGCAAAAAGAGCTGGAGCCTATTATGAACTTAGGTGTCCAATCGCAGCAGAAGCAAAGTCAGGAAAAAATTGGTCAGAAGTGCATTAAACGTTATTTACATCCATTAGATGAAAGGTTAAGTGCTACTGAAGACGGATTTGTTTGGACAACTTTAAAAAATTATACTCGTAAAGGTGAATTAGGTTCATGGAGAAAACTAAAAACATGGGCTAGAAAACACCAACCTTGGCGAGGTAATCAAGAGCATTTATCTATACCTGTGGCAATTGCGCATCATTTAAAAATAGCACCAACTACTTATACTTCTAGAATAGCTTTAGAATGTTTTTTAGGAAGATCATTAAAACGTGGAGAAGAAGCACGACATATACGAGATGGAGATTATTCAAATGGCATCAATAATTTAAAAGCAGGCAGTTATTTATGTAATCGTCTTGATGATGTAGAAAAAAACTTACATCTTACGAATTTAAATTATCTCAATGAAAATCTAAATAGATTAAAAGATTTTATAGGTCAAAAAATAAAAAAATCTCCAATTGAACTTTTTTCAAATACAAACAGGTTGAGAATAAGAGGTTGAAACTACTAATAGACTGCGACTACATTGTCTACAAATGTTGTGCAGCAGCAGAAACAGAAATGGATTTTGGTGATGACGTTATAGTTGTTACTTCTAATTTTTCTGACGCTATGAAATGCGTTAAAAGAGATTTAAATAGAATCCAGACAGAATTAGGGTCATTTGACGATGAAATGATTTTATTTTTTACAAGCCCTAATAATTTTAGGAAAAAAATTTTACCCGATTACAAGGGTCATCGACAACGAAAAAAGCCCTGTGGATTCAAAAGGGTCATACAGGAGTTAAAGAAAGAATACAAAGTTATCCTCAAGGATACACTTGAAGCTGACGATTCTTTAGGCATCTACGCTACAAAATATCCGGGCAACATTATCGTCTCACCTGATAAAGATATGAGACAGATACCCGGCAAGTTATATGACTTTAAAGAGACAGTTGAGATTACTCCTGAAGAGGGTGCAAAATGGCATCTGATTCAGTCCATGTCTGGAGACAACACTGACGGTTACGCAGGAGTTCCCGGTATAGGAGTAAAGAAAGCAACCAAAATCTTTGAAGAAAAAGGATACACATGGAAAGCAGTCGTTGAAACCTTTGAAGAAAAGGACATGACAGAAGAGGATGCGTTAGTTAATGCAAGACTTGCACGCATACTCACAACTACCGACTACGACCATACAGAACAGATACCAATACTTTGGACACCCCCAAATGAATACCAAATTAAATGAAGGTCCTGAATACTACCAGAGAGGAAACATAGAAGTATGGGATTTTATAAGAGATCAATCCCTGAACTATCACCTTGGAAACGTAATCAAATATGTATGTCGCGCTGGATATAAAGACGACGACTTAAAAGATTTAAAAAAAGCTGCCCATTATCTATTAAATGAAATCGAAAACCGCAAACAAAATAGCTAGGACTGGTCGAGTCCAAGCATGGATTGATAATCCAAGAGATCGTCTACCCGTAAGCTGCACAATATTTAACGTGCAGGATTCAATGGAAGGAAGCGATGGAATCGAAGCAAGCTGGAGATTTGTATCGCATGCTCTGCGATTTGGAGCAGGAGTCGCGGTCCACTTGTCGGAACTTAGACCAAGAGGAACAACAACAAATAAAGGACCTGATTCATTGGTTGCATCAG